AGTTGTCGCATAAGTTCCGTCACCAGCCGAATCAATTTTGATCGTGATAGTTGAAGTTGCCACATCATTAGGGAACACAAGCAAGTATTCGTCATACGGATACATCGGAACAGCCGTGCTTGCCGTTTGATAAAAAAATCTGCCCGTGTAGCCGTCAATTCGGCGTGAAGCCGATTCAATAGCGTTCTCTAAAAGCGTGTCATCGGTGCTATCAGTAATCCTGAGAGCAGATTTTAATTCTGCCAAAGTGCAGTAACCATTTGTAACAGCCATTAGTTATGCTTTCTTTTTCTTGCCACGCTTCAAAACAGACTTTTCAACTTCAGGTTTAACTGAAGCAACCTCAATTTCTGGCAGATATTTGTGGTCAAAACCTAGTTCACGCAACGCCTCATCAACCGCTTTTATACGATCTTTCAACCCTCTGCGCTCATATCCTGCTCGTTCATCAAGAAGTGCGTCAATTTCTTTGCTCATATTTACTCCATAAATGCTAAAGGTTGCTGACACCCCGAAGGATATCAGCAACCTTTAAGCGATGTCTGAACAGAATCAGAATGTCGGTGTGACTAATCCAGTTCCGTTGATTTGTGCCCAGGCGTTCGGGTAACGGTTCGCCGTGACTGCGCTGTAACCATAAACAATCATAGTTACATCAAGTTCGGCTGCTTTTGGCTGCTCAAAGCGAAGCATCTTTGGTGTGCCATCGCCTTCCTCCCACAAGTGCAACTCTTGCGAGTTACCAATGTAGATGGTGTCTTGATTTGTGCCTGAGCCTTTGTTTGTTGCAACAGTTGCATCAGTGTAAACAGGCAATCCGAGAATGCTGTAGCCACTGTTGCCGTATTGCGGTGCGCCTGAACCGTAAGCGTATGCAGGCTGACCTGAACTTGACGGTGTTGGAACAGCAAGCGGTCGTGATTGACCATCTACCGCAGCCAAGATAAACGCAAGTCGGCGTGGGTGCATAATCATTACATTTGGTCCAGCGAAGAAAGTTGTTTGAACTTTCTGAATGCCATCAACAAGTTTCGGATAAAGTTCCGCAACCGTTGGTGAAGCATCGGTGTAGGTGACTGCTTGACCTGCTGACGAGAACAGTTCGGCAACTACAGCCGTGTTCAACACGGTGTTGTATGACGAAACAAGGTCTGCCATTACCAGCGAGTCAATGTTTGTGCCACGCTCAATGCTTTGGCGTGAAACATTTTGCTGACCAGCAATCGTCACTACAGACAAATCAAGTTTGGTGTCGTCCATATTGGTTTCTTCAACGGCTGCACCTTCAGTTTGTGCTGCTGTTGCTGAACCTGTCGTAACTTTGCTGATGCTCAGCGTCAATCCCTGTGCAGGAAGTTGATGCTTGCGAGCAAGATCGGCTGTAACACGACCTGCACGAGCAAAAGGTGCTGCGAGTTCAGTCAAGAACTGTGGCACTGATCAAGCCAGCAAAATTTGCGCTGGTTACATCACGGCGTTCAATCTTTTCCTCGTTCATATGACGAGCAAGACGCTGTTGTGCTGCAAAATCGTTGTTAAATTGTGCTGCGTAAGCGTCACGAATAAACGATGTTTCTGATTGTGGCGAGTAGGTGCGAGCCTCTGACTTGACGACTGTTCCGCCTACTGCAACATCAAACTTCTTTTCTTTGCGAAGTTCTGCTGCTTCTGCTGAACGCTTTTCAAGTTCAATGTGCTTTTCAATTTGTTCATCAAGTGAACGAACCTCAGCAAGAGAAGCAGTGATTTCTGCGTCTTCTTCAACTGTGAGTTCTCGTGCGTCTGCTGTTGCTGCCGAAACGATTGCTTCAGCCTTTGCAAGTGCAGCATCACGCTTTTCAATAAGTGTTTTGCTGAATGACATTACGACCTCCAATGGTCTAATAGTTTTTATTTTTTGCGGAGTGTCAAAACCAAGTGACCGAATTGGTCGGCTGTTTAACGGCTGCGTAACTTCTCTACTGCGATCTGCGATTTTCGCAAACGCATTAAAGAAGTCGCTGGAATAGTAACAGACGAATTACGGTTACGCAACTCGGCAACTGTTTCCTCATAAGCAGGGAAAGTAACCACGCTTACATCAAATAATTGAACTTCACGAAGTTCACGAACTAAACGATCATCAGACCAATTATCTTTGATGGTTCTGAAAGCAAAACTCATTTGTGAAAGATCGCCTCGTTTCATAGCCGAAATAATACGGGCAGCGTCAGGATTGCTTGGGTCAAGTTCTGCTTCTACACGCAAACCACGATCATCTTCTTCAAGAGCGAGTGTGCCTGACTTTGACCTTGCTAGTGGCACTCCTTCGTGGTCAATTAGTAAGCGAACATCTGCGCCATCATTCAAAGTTTTACTAAAAGCACCACGCTTCACATATTCAACAAATGGCATCGGTTCTGACGGCGAATCAAAAACTGCTGCGTAACCAATCAATGTATTGCCATCACCTTCAGCACGAACTTCAAGATTGCTATATGCAATAGTTCGTTTCTCGTCAATAGGTTTAGCAACCCAATTAAAAGTTTCGCTCATAGTTACCTCACATTACTTTGTTTCATCTAAGTTTGCCACAACTCGTTCAGCGTATGCTTGCGCTCGTCTCGCACTCGCTTTACTTGAACCGCCACCCCACAACAACATCGCTACAAGTCCAGCAGTAATTTCATCGCCTTGAACTGCGTCAAGATCAACAATGTGTCTTGCTATCCACGGCGATATTTTGCGCCATTTGTTTTCGCTTAACGGTTCGCCGTTAGCCATACGGCGAGCGTCAGCGACAGTTGCAGGCACAAGACCATCACCTGATTCACCTTGCTCGTGTAAAGCCAGACCACGCCTAGCGGATGCCTTCATAAAAGCAGGCGCAACCATATTCACAGCCCGATATTCGTCAGTTGTTATTTCGCCTTCATCTTCAGGCTCAACTTCCATTTCAGGTTCGGTTTTTTCCATCTGATAATACGCTTTGCCTTCCTCAAGAATCATTATCGCAGCGTCAATAAAAGCAACAAGTTCTTCATTTCGTTTAGATATTTTGCGTTGCCCGACTTCACCTAACGGTTGCATTTCTTCTGCTAAAGATTGTGCGACCATACGATCAATCGCTTCTTGTTTTGTTTCATAACACGCCAAAGTCGTGTAAGAACCGTCAGATTCTCGTTTAACAGTAGCCCAATTCGCACAATCTGACTGATTTTTTGATATTCCGTAAGGCATATTTAATCTAAATCTGGTGTCAAAACAATAATGTCATTCGTTGATGAATTAACTACAGCATAAAGTTTTTCGTTAGTTGGCACAACAAAGTCTTGAGATTCGTTATTACCTAAATGAAAACCCGTAGCCGTAGTTACGCTCGCACCACCAACATAAATGGTTGAGCCACCGCCATTGTGGACATAGACGGTGCGATATTTGTCGCCAGCAGGCACAATCAATGTCGCTGTAGTCGTAACCGTGACTTTTGTTGAGATCATAAAAGCAGGCTACTTTTCTGGTGGTATCGCATCGTTGCCGATGACAGGTGTTGTTGATGGTGCTACAAATTCGTTGCCACCATCGTAAGGTTCACGATTTTCTATTTCTCGTGCCTCGTTCGGTGTCAAAGTGCCTGAAAGAATCTGAATTTGTTGCGCTTTAACACGGGTCATCAAGTCGGCTCGCAAGAACTCTGAAGCATTGAAGCGAACTTGCTGATTTATCGGCAACATTTCGCTAAATGCTGTTTCAAGACGGCGAACCCAACCAAGAAGCGTATATTGATAAAAAGCAGAGCCAACCGCTTCAAGATTTTGATAAGTCTGGCTGTCTCCGCCTGTTCCGATGATTAAATGAAGGGGAATGCGATAAACACGAGCAATATCTCTGATGATTGACTCTTTATGTTCAAGCATTTGCATATCTGCTGCGCTTGTAGTGATCGGTCGCCACTTTAATCCGCCTTGAAGCACGGCAGGTTTACGATGTTTGTAATGTGCATCTTCCCACGAATCACGAACTTGTCGTGCTTGATCTGGCGTTAATGCGCCGTCTGTTTCCAAAACCGATGACGGTGTTGCGCCTTCGCCGTAAAACTGCGCCAAAAATCTGTCCATTGCTATCCCCATACCGACTGTGTTACGCATTGTTTCAATCGGTGAAACGCCACGCAACTGATTCGGCAAGATCAACCAGTGAATTGAGCGAATGTCTTTGCTTGAGTATTCTTGTTTGCCCATTTCGTAAATCATTTCGCCCGTATCAGTTTGAGCGATCTTGCTGATTGCTTTCGGGTGTATGTTTCGCATCTCTAAAGGCAAACCATTGTTGCCTTGCGGTGCGTAAATGTATGCGTTGCCGTGCAGAGCGAGTGTCGCCATAGTTTGATGCACAAACTCAAACATATTCTGTCTATCGTTCGGGCGTTGCAAAACAGAAGGCGTAGGAAGTTTCTCAATACGACCTGCACGAGTGCGAGTAAGTTCAAGAGGCATCGCAGCAATAGAATCAGCAAGAATAGTTACAGCAGAAATAACTGCGCTATGCGCTAACGCTGTTAGTTCGGTAACAATTTCACCCGTATAGTTCGGGTAATATGGTCGTGCCGTGATCTGATACGGGTCAATAGAAGTCGGCAACGCTCGCTGTTCAGACTTGCGAAACAAACTCATACTGCTAGACCTCCAGCAACAATCAAAAGAACTCCAGCAACAATAACACTAATCGGCACACTAAACGCCGAAACACCTAACACAACTAAAACGCCACCGATAATTTCCATCGCTGTAGTTATATTTTGTTTGTTAATCATTTCCAAATATCCAATACTGACGGTTCAATTACTGCTGTTGCTCTGGTTGTCGCTCTATCTAACGCCATAACCATAGCAATACAAGCGTCAATCTTTCTCTTGCTTTTGCCTTTTGATAAACGCCAGCCTGTGTCTGTCATTCTCTGGGCTGCTGAAAGCACCTGATCGGTGAATGTTGGCGACCCATCGTGCGCCACTTTCTTGTTCACGATCATCTCATAGGCGTTACCGCAGGCTGGAATCATTCGTGCTGCTGACTGCCCGAACTCCACCATAGGTAGCCCGTCATCACTTAAGGCTTCTGCGCTTCGCATAAAATACGCTGGGTCAAAAGCGAACTCTTGAACCCGATATGCCTGATGAAGTTCTCTAAGGTATGCTTCAACCTCGGCAACATCAACGCCTTCTAAAGATGGCTGCCAAATCTTTGACCGAACAACAGTTTGATCGTTTTGTGGTTGAGCGATTACAACAGCGATGCTGTCGTGCTTCAAAGCCATATCTATTCCTACCCAAACGGGTAACTCAAAATCTAATTGTGTATCGGATATACATTGTTCCCAAGCACCAACAGGCAGCCAAGACTCTTGAGAACGCACCCATTGATTCAAACGCCATCTTCTCATACCCATTTCACTCGTCTGTTTAACAGCAACAGCCAGATCTTCTGGGTCTAATAAGCCTTCAGCGAGGTTCGGGTTAGAGATACGCCACGCTTTTCGGTCATCTATTTCACAGTTTTCGGGTGCTTCCCACCACCAGAAACCAAAAGAATCGTCATCTACTTCGCCCGAAGCGACTTGTTTTCCATACTGGTAGAGCCTGCCTGCGAGCGAATCTAGGTCATATACAGCCGTTGTAATGCTGATTGTTAATGGTTCTATTCGTGCGCCTGAACCTAAAGTCATCTGGTCATAAAGATCGTGGCTTGCCTGCCCCCAAAGTTCGTCAAACAATACTAGTGAAGGATTCAAACCTGCTTGCCCTTTGAAGTCTGATGACAGCACACGGAACACGGAACCGAAACGAGGCATCTCAATAGCATCACGGTAGATTTTTGACTCGGCGTTAAGCATCGGGCTATTAACGATCTGCTGCTTGGCTTCGTTAAAGATAATTCGTGCTTGCTGTCTATCGTTCGCTACCGCATAAACTTCTGAGCCTGCTTCGCCTGCGATCATTCCGTAAACACCTACAGCCGACAACATCAAACTCTTTCCCTGCTTACGAGGTAAGCCGATAAGCGCACGGCGATAACGAAGCCTGCCCGTTATATCATCACGCTCATAGAGTGAACGCAATAACCACTTCTGCCAATTAGTGAACTGTAAAGGCTGACCTGCCCGAAAACCTTTCAACACATTGAAATAGTTT